AGCGTACGGAAGAACTTTCCGCACGAGATGATACCGAACGTGTCATTCGGCTCGATGTCATCATCCTCGAGGGCGCCGACCATGTTTTCGATACCGTCGAAATTCAGGATGCCACCGAGCACAGGGTTGTTGAAGATGGCGTTGTACGCGGTCATCTGCTGAGTCGACTGCGTCGGCGTGATTGCCGACGGACTCGGGTTGAGATACCCGTAGTTCTTCGTCTCGGCCGAATAGACCTTGATCGGCGATGTTTCGGTGGACAGACCGTACTGGACGAGACCCTTCGGCGAGTTCTCGGTGCCGAGGCCGTACGGAATTGACCGGTCGATGAGCTTCGCAGCGGCACGTTGCATGTCGTTACGGAACAGGTTCTCAAACCCGTATCCCGAGAAGCGACGCATCTCGTCAGTCAACCGGCCGAGGACGCCGAGCTTCCTCGGCGTCATGCTCATATTGCCGGTCTTGACGAGCGACTCGATGTAGTTCTGCTGCTCCCCAATCCAGTAGGCGATCATTCCGCCGTCAAACTTCGGGATGCGAGCTGGCGAACCCACGAGGCCGTCCAGAATCGACACGCGGGTCGTACCGTCGGACGGATCGAGAGCCACGAATACCGACTTCGTGTAGATCGCGGTGATGACATCGGCAATCACCTGATCGGGTACGAAGTAGCCGCCCTGCTGATCAACGCCGATGACCTGACCGCCCTTCGTGATTCCGGAAGCCTCCATCGACTTTCGCGACTCGGAGAAGACCTCCTTCTCGAAGCCGGCGCGGGACCAGTCCTTCGTCTTGACTGCAATGGCGGCACGGACGAGACTGAACTTCTCGGCCGTATGATCCTCGAGACCGGCGATAGCGATCTTCGACGTGCGAGCGATCTGCTTCTGGACGGTTTTGAAACCGGCCTCCATCGCGTCGACCTTCGACATCACGTCTTTCATCGAGACGCCGTCAGGGAGATTCGCCGCGACCTTCGCCTTCAGCGTCTCGATGTCCTTGAGGGCTTCCGGCACGGTTTCGTCGTGCATCGTCTTGAGACCGTCATAGAGCTCGCGTGCCGCATCTTTCGTTGCGGCGGCACGCTCACGCTCACGGTCACGCTCACTCTGCTTGATTGGAAGAGGCATCTTGGACTCCACTCAGTTTCCGGGGACAGCCTGGAGGCTTATGTTCATCTCACCGAGAGACGATCGCGTTACCTATCGGCAAGTTCCATCATCGTCTCGATGAGATCGAGCTCCGGGTTATTCGTGGTCTTCCGCTTGGAAGATTTCCCGGGAACCTGACCCTCGGAAGAACCGAGGGAGTCGATCTTATTGTGAAGAGCTTCGATTGAATTCTGGCACACATCCGCTTTATCGTGTAACCCTTCCATGATGCCAGTGTGATCACTGAGCTTGTCATGGACGTTCACGAGCATTTTCGTCATCGCCCCCATCATCGCATGAAGGGGAACTTCGTCGGGGTCTTCCGGATTGTCGGAACCTTCCGGATTATCCGGCGAACCCTCGCCCTCTTCAATGTCATCATCGCCAGTATCACGGCGAACCGGAGAGACCCGAGATCCAGATTTATCGATTCGCTTCATGAGTCCGATCACGTCTAGGGGCTCGTCGATCTTAGAAGACGGTTCCAGATTCACATCCGGGAAGAAGGTCTTCCAGAACAGAATCTGGCCCATGTCGGCCATCTTCCATTTCTGGTTCGATACTCCACGGCGGAGCATCGAACGACGCTGCGACTCGCGGAGGGTAATGATGTCCGCCGGTCGCAGAAGACCGGACCGGCGAGCGGCCGACATGAGCTGGAGAGCTCCAGCGTTTGCCGGAACGGTCGCCGTGCTGAATTCGATGAGATTGTTGTTCTGGAAAATGAGACCGAATCGGCCGAGCCCGAGTTTCGTACGCTCCGCATCATCATCGACGATGATGGTTGACGACGGGTAGAATCCCACCGAGCCGGTACGAAGAATCTTCGCACGGGCGAGGCGGAAAATCGTATCTGCGACCGCGGACTGCTCCGCAGTGGCGAAGAGACAGAGGAGTAGGAGCGAAGGGCCGGAGTACGCCCCGTCGTTCCGATTGAGAACCTGCCAATTCAGCACATTGCCGATCGGCGGAAGGTCCCACGCATGCTCATCGAGGAGGACCGGATTCGACTTGAAATCGTCAAAATTCCACGACTGTTCGACGATATCGCCATGTCGATCAGGTCGTTCATCGCTCGCCCACCACGGGATAACTCGGTCGGAGTAGCCGTCATCCCATGGAAGAGAGATCCCGTCGGCCATCTTCTTCAGGACGTCTAGACCGGGCATCGTGAACTGTGACGGCATGTCAAAGATCGCGCCGGGTTGCGATTTGTATACCTGGAGGCGGCCGTCGTCTTCGTTTTGAGCGAAGTCCACTCGCTTCCGCGCATCTGATTTCCCGTTGATCTCGGTCATATACCTCGCAACCTCATCGGAATCCGTGAGGACGCGGGCAGACCTGATACTTGATAGATCGACCATACCACTTCTCCAGCGATTAGCTGTGGACTCGACCTGCGAGAATCTGCGGGGTGTGCAAGGTGTGACGGGTAAACAGCGAGAATATACACACCGGGCCAGAGGCACGCAAGGAAGAAATTTTACGTTAGGGTTTCGTACGGTTTAGTCTTCAATTTCTGTTCAGCGATTGTGCGGAGTCTATTTCTTCCGCGGACCCAGAACGCACCGGCACGAGATGATTTCATTCGCCGGTCCGTCTGGATCGCCCGGGAAGAGGAGACTTCCTCCGCCACTCTCATCCTTTGAGAGTGACATCCAGTTAAATCCCATCTTCTTCGGTCCCGCGTCACCGTAGATTTGATGATTAGTACGGACAAACTCATCTTCAGCGGTGAGCCACTCGACTCGCGGAACATCTTCTTCGCTGAAGATAACCCTTCGAATCGTGTTCATGACTCCAGATGATTCTGTCCGGGCGATCGTCAAAACTCTTCCAGGTTCTGCGGCACGATCATAGACATCTGAGATCGCACGGCGAAGAGCTCCACGTGAAATCTTGTCTGCGATCCCGTGGACGAGAGCTTCTCGCAACCGCTTCTTCAAAACTCTTGGAGCAGAGTCGAGAAGAAGACTTCGCTTCGCCGAGATCATTCGTGTGATTCGACCGTCGTCCACCGGCACAGATACTGACCCACCGAATTCATCTTCAGTCCAGGAATAGACATCATCACGTCCACGATCATAGATCGGTGACATGATCGATTTCAGAAGATCTCGACTGTCATCGAGAACTGAGAGAACACTGTTTACTGAAATCTTTCCACCCTCGGCGAGAAGTTCATCGTACCTCGCTAGAGTGATTTGCCGTTCTTTCCGCAGGAAGTTCTTCCATCCGCGGGCGAACCGATCTTCAAGGGGACTCTGGAGTCCCTTCGTGATGTTCTGCCATTCCGTCAGTTTCTTCTGGCGACGGATCTGCAGGTTCAGGAGTTCAAACTTCTTGTCACTCGGGGGAGTGATGATAGCATCCCCGTCATCCCCGGAATCCGGCGTTCCTGGCGGAGCACCCGTCGGATTACTCCCGTCACCTCCACCTCCACCGGGAGGAGCGGCCGGAGGCTTCGGAAAATTCTGCACGTCTGCCGGCTTCGAAGGGTCGTCGACAGGGAAATTGATCCCATCTGGATTCACCCCGTCTTGACGAGCACGTACCGACTCTTGGTGTTCACTCAGAGTCGTAATCCCGCTGGCGGCAATGACGATTTCTTCGTCCCCGTCGTATTCCGGCACGCTGAGACCGACAACTTGATAAGCGATACGAGGAGGACAGTGAAGTTCAGTGCCGGCAAGAGACTTTGCCGAATTGATCTTGTCGTCAATCCCTTCGCGGAGTGCATCGACTTTTGTGAAGTCAAACGCACCTACGACCGAGTCTTTCTCGTGGAAGAAGAGAGTCCCGTCGATTGCCGCTTCTGTGTGCCTCGCCGTCGGGATCAGGGTCTTTTCCCAGAAATTCCGATCGATTGTTTTCGCAGTTGCACGGTTTACCTTGTCGGTGATTCCAACCGCAGTTCCCGGAACTCCCATCACTCCGAGCTGCTCCTCGCGATTCCACTGACGCATCTTCAGATGCTCCATATCTCGCGGAGACAGGGAGGTCGGCAAGTATTTCATTCCCTCGAGGATTGCCGTTCTTCCTGCGTTCTTCTCGCCTCGGTGGCGTTGATTCCAGCCTCGTTCAAACTCGGCTTTCTTCTTGTCATCCTCGAATTCATATCCCTTATCAACCATGAGGACGCCACGGGGCTCTGCCCCGTTGATCATCAGAGCACGATCTCCGTCGATAGACATGAGATCGAGGTTAATTCCTCCGGCCGATGCGGTGAGCGGCGAAAGTCCACGAAGAAGATCTCGCGGGTTGAAATACCGGAAGTGATTCACCTCTTCGGGAAGCAGAGTCTGAATTCGTCCGGCTGCTCCGCCTCCATAACCGAGCGGAGTTCTCATCTGCCAAGCGACGATCAGATTGCCGGAGTAAATCGGACGGAACAGATCTGGAGACATCGGAAAAATCTGGTCTGGAATGTCTCCCGGCATATAGGGTTCGCCGCTGTCCATCGAGTAGACCCAGAAAACCTCCCCTCTGATGATCATCCAGATCCAGTGGGCCATCCAGAACTGATCTGCCGTCATCAAGAAGTTCGGCTTATCGAAGACCGGTTGCCATGGAGATTCTGGGTCTTCCGTCAGACCTTTGATCGCCACTCCTTGCTCACGATCGCGAGACATGAGGTGACGACGAACAGCGGAACGATGTTTCCCGGTCTTCGGCCCCATCCACGGGCGATTCATATCGCGAGCAACGATTTCTCGCTTCTGGACCGTCTGACGTGTTTCGCGATAGAGCGTGAATGGAGCTTGTGAGAGATTTCTCGCAATCGCCATCGCCCCGGCAAAGACCCACGCATGGGTCATGAACGGTTCGAGAGATCTCACGAGCGCTGACGCGTCGAGACTGTAGATCCCACCGACGTAGGAAGAGTACGACGCGAGGATTGAACGGTCATCGGGATAGAGGGGATCAAGCCCCTTCTTCCGTGGCTCTTTGATTTCGCTTTTCTGTTCGTACGGTCGTCCGTATTGATCAAGAATCACCAGATTTTTCGTCTCTTCTACGGGCATCGATCTTCTCAATAAGAGGGAGATCCAGACTTCGTGATTCGAATAGACGGCAACAATGAATTTCTCCATTGTTGCCGTGGGATCAGTCATCATCGTCATCGAAATCAAGAAGAGTACTCAGTGCCTTTGCCTCGGCGTCTGAATCATCTTCATCGTCGTCTTCGCCACTGCTAGAGGATTGTGGCACGGGGATGCCCCAGCACGGGAGATCCTCTTCGGTATCGACGAACCGATTGCCGAGATCCGAATTCGGAGAGTCATCGCTAGACGACTGATCGTCATCTCCGGTATCTTCGCTTGAAGACCCGTCGGTCTGGTTGTCGGTGTCGTCAGTCTGGACCGGGGGAGCCTTCGGTTGCTTCTTTGCCATGATCATTCCTTGAAACAGGGTTTCTTGCCGAACACCGGCAAGGTTATTGGACGGTGTTTCGTTATGCAGTCGGCGTAGGAGTTGGTGCAGGAGTCGGAGTCGGCTCTACTTCTTCTAATGCGATATCGATGCT